AGTGGGGTTCTAAAAACCTCCACGCTGGTAAGCCGGGGCGGACCCTGCCTTGACCCTCTCGCCAGAGAGATCGATTCAAGGCCAGTGCGACAGCTATATCATCGGCGGACTTGAGCGAAGGCGACCTTAACCGGTCGCCTTTTGCGTTTGTATGGGGGTTATTTCCCGGAGGCGCGGCCATGTCTGGTGTTTTGACGATCAAATGGGCCGACAGAAACCTTGCCAAGTACGGCAAACGCCTTCAAACGCTGAATGCGCAATTCCCGAAAGTCTTGCCGCGCATCGTCAACCAGGTGGGCAACCGCTCGAAAACGGTTGTCATCCGCGAGCTGACGAAACAGACCGGCTTGCCAAGGCAGGTTATCGTCAAGGCGATTGGCAATCCTGCGGCAGCTCGGCCCGGTCGGTATATTTACGACATGACGACGCGGGGCGGAAACATCCGCCTCAAGTATCTTCGGCCGAAGGAAACGCCGGCTGGGGTGGTGGCAAGACCGTTCGGGAAGGCAACCCTTTACCCCGGTACTTTCATGCGGGGCGGGTTGTTCCCGGATCGCAAAGAGGTGCCGAAGTTCAACGGGCACGTTTACTACCGGCTGAATTCGTCGGGTAGCAAGATCACCTTCGCGCGGTCGGGTGTCTTCATTCCGGTGGAAATGTCCACGGGCGCAACAGCCGCCGCCTTCCATCGGATCGCCGCGCCGCTGCTCGATCAACGCGTTTCGGCGGTGCTTGATAAGCTGGTCCCGTGACCCTTCGACCCTGCCCCCCTTTGAGGGGCGGCACCCCCCACCCCCCCATTTAGGGACCGTATTCGAAGAAAATCGACCATACGGGACAGGGGTACTGCGGGATTTCACTAGTTGCACTTTCGAAAAGCGGTACACGCATACACGCACGATGCACGCACGCTTGCACGGATGGATTTGATGGACGAAGACTGGATTTCCATCACCGAAGCGGCGGCGCGATTGACGCAATCCGGCGACAAGGTGGACCGCTCGACGCTCTCCCGCTACCTCAAGCAGCACGCGGAAGCATTGCCGCTTCGCGAGGATGGAAAGTCTAACAAGGTTGATTACATCGCCCTGGTCGAGCATCGATCCGGCAACATCCGCATCCGTTCCGCCCCGGCCGGTACGCTGTTCAGCAGTGTGGCCAGCCCGGCACCTGTTTCAGGCAGCATCCAAAGCCGCAACAAAACGCAAGCCGATGGCAGCGCACGCAAGGCGCTCGCCGAAGCGGAGCTGAAAGAAATGGACCTCGCCAAGCGGCGGGGTGAACTTACCACAGTTGACGAGGTCGATCAGGCCGGCCGCGATGCGGTTGCCCTGATGCAAAGCGCGTTCGAACGCGCCATCGAGCCGGAAGCCGCAACGCTCTCCCTCAAATTCGGCTGGGACGAACGAACCGTTCGCCTCGCTCTGAAGGGCTTTGCGAAACTTGGACTGGCGACCTTCAACGAGCAGGTGACAAAGCAACTTGAAGCGCTGAAGCGCCAAGCCGAGGGCGAGCTGCTTCAGCAAGATTGATCAGGGCGGGCTTACCAGTGACCATTCACGATGCGCGCGCTCGATTTCCAGAACTTGTCCATGGCGCGTTGGCCCTGTTTCGCGGCATGGCCGCCGCCAGCCGGCCGACTGAAGACCTGACGATCAGCGAATTTTCCGACGCTTATCGCAAGGTGTCCCCGGAATCGGGTTCGCCGTGGCCGGGTGACTTCCTGACGGACCGCGTTCCGTATCTGCGCGAGCCGCAAGACTGCCTCCATCCGGATCATCCGGCGCGGCGCGTGACGTGCCGCTGGGCCGCCCAGCTCGGCAAATCGACCGCAATTGAAAACTGGTTTTGCTTCATCGTGGATCAAGCGCCCGGCTCGATGATGATCGTGCTGCCGACGCTCGAAGAAGCGACGAAGTTCAACCGCATCAAATTGCAGCCGACAATCGAGGTATCGCCCCGGATCGCTCACAAGGTAATGCCGGTCAACAGCCGCGACGAACAGGGCAGCACGTCCGCGTTCAAGCGTTATGCCGGTGGCTTCTGCCAGATCGTCAACGCAGGTTCTTCCAAGGGCTTGCAGATGGTGTCCATCAAATATCTGGCGATGGACGAAGTCACGGGCTACCCGAAAGACGTTGACGGTCGCGGCAGTCCTCGCGATCAGGCGCGGGCGCGTCAGAAAATGTACGGCGATCTCGCCAAGGAATGGCAAGGGTCTACGCCGGGCATCGCCGGCGAATGCGCCATTACCGAAGATTTCGAGGCGGGCGATCAGCGATATCGCTATATGCCGTGCCCGCACTGCGGCACCTATCAGGCGCTCGAATTCGACATGATGCGTGGGGCGGACGCCGCGCGTGGCCTTCCGGTGCATATGCGTTGCGTTCGCTGTGACGAACCGATCCTCGACGGCCACAAGCGCCAGATGGAGGAACAGGCACACTGGATCGCGCGGCGCGTCCATGAGGGTGACGATCCTGTACCGCTGGCGATAGCGCCGGCCGATCTTGCGAAATGGCTTTGCCCCGTAAAAGAGGGCAGGTGTCGCGAGTGGGAACCGAGCTATCATCTTTGGGCCGCCTACGCGCCCCGCGAACGCTGGGCCGAAATCTGGAAACGGTGGGAAGACGCGCAAGGCGACACCACCAAAATGAAGGCGTTCTATCAGCAGGATTTGGCCCTACCATACGATCCGGGCGGCGTCGAAATCGATCACGAAAAGATCGTTGAAGCGGCCCGCGACGAGGGCATACCAAACAACGTCATTCCGGGATGGGCGGCCCTGCTGGTTTCGGCCGCTGACGTACAGGGCTACGGCATCAAGTGGGGTGTCTATGCCATCGGGCCGCGCGGGCAGTATTGCCTTATCGACCGCGAGATTTTCGAGGGGTCGCCCGACAAGTCGGATGAACCGTGGATCAAGCTTTCTGACGCACTCTCGCGGACCTACGTCACGCCGAGCGGCAGGGAAAAGGGCTTGGACATTTCCGGCGTCGATACCGGTTGGGCAACGGACCGGGTTTACCGCTTCTGCGCCGGCCGGCCGAATGTCCTTGCTCTCGACGGTCGCGAACCCATCGGCCTGCCATGGCTCGGAACGCCGAAAAAGAAGGATATCAAGGATCATCGCAACCGCGTGATTGCGAAAGTCCTGCTTTATCCGGTCGGCCTCTACGATGTGAAAACGGCTGTTGCGGCCGCCCTCGCCAACCTGGTGCAGGGCGTCGGCGAGGATAGCCAGTGGCCACGGGGCACCATCCATTTTGCCGCCAACCTTTGCGACACCGATTTCGCCAAGGAGCTGACGGCCGAACGGCTGGTTGACGAGGAAGAAGAGGCGCGAACCAGCCTCAAGCGCGGTTCGCGAAAGCTGGTCAATCCGAAGGCCGGGCGCAAATGGAAGAAGATCAACGGTCGCCAGAATGACTGGTTTGATGTGACCGTTTACGCCTATGCGCTCGGCTGGCACCTCGAAAACAAGCGCCGGCTGACAACCGACCGCTGGGCCGATTTGATCCGTGATCTTCACGGCGAAACGGAACAGATCAACGACTTGTTCGACCTGGCCGACGAAAGCCCCTTCAGCAAGCAAAAACCGAAACCAGCGCCAGCAACCGACAAAAAGTCGCGTCAGCGCAAACGTTGGGGGTCATACTCTTGAGTGAAAAACCTCGCCATCGCGTCAAGGCGAATTCGGTTCGGGTATCAGCCCCGGCCGCAAGCAAGCAGCTGGCGCGAAAGATGACTGCGCGATATCTGCGCGGCGACACGGCAGGAACCCTTGCCATGCGCCGCGCCGTCACGCGCGATGCCCGGCTCGATGTTCGCGAGTCGGCCGAACGCGCCTCGGCGCTTGCCTTCGACTTCATGCAGAACAGCGGCTGGATATCGGGCGCGGTTCAACAGATCATCACCGACACCATCGGCGACGAACTGAAACTCAATCTTCGCTCCCAGCTCGAAGCCTTCGGCTACACCAAAAAGCAGGCCTCGGTTTGGTGCCGCAAGGTTGAACGGGCATGGCGGCGCTTCGCTTGGAACCCGAAGGAATGCGATCTCGCCGGCAAGGCGACGATTGCCGATATGGCAGAGGCGTTGTTGTTGAGCTTTCTTGCCTCGGGCGAGGGCTTTGCTGTTCTCGATCATCTGCCCTTGGATGAACAACGCCGCCTCGGCTTGAAAACCGGCCTGAAGGTTTCCATTCTTGCTTCTCATCGTTGCCCGCGCACGACCATCGAAAGCGAGGGGCTTGATCAGGGCGTCTATCATGACGAACACAACCGGGCGATTGGCTACAAGTTCCGCGTCCGCAAAAACGGTATCGAGACCGATCGGACTATTGACGGCGCTGACGTTATCCACGTCATGGACCGCGCCGCGAACCTCAACAGCCCGCGCGGGATTTCGGTCATTGCGCCGGCGCTTAAGGTCATCGCACAATCCGACCAGCTCGCGGATGCAACGCTGGCCACGGCGCTGATACAGACTATCTTCGCCGCGACGATCAAAAGTCCCGAACCCAGCGAATCCGCGTTTGACGCCATCCGAACGCTTTCCGATATGGAAGCGCCCGACGGTTATGAGGGTGATTGGAACGAATTCATCGGCGGCCTGCAGCAAGACTTGATGGACGTTTGGGGCAATCGAATTGATGCCCTGAAGAACAAGGGCATTTCGATGTCCGAGTCCGGCCGCATCAATCATCTTGGACCGGGCGAAACTTTCGAGATGCATTCGGCAGCAACGCCGGGTTCGCAGTATCTGCCCTTCTTCCAAAGTCTCCTGAAGGAAATAGCCCGCTGCCTCGGTATCACATACGAGGCGCTGGCGATGGATCATTCCAACGCCTCCTATTCGTCGGTTCGCATGGCCGTTGCCACCATCTGGCCTATCGTCATGCGCCGGCGTTCGCGGATCGTAGCCCCTTTCCTTCAGGGCGTTTTCGAGCGCTGGCTTGATGAGATGATCTTTCGCAAGGTCATTCCATTCAAGGGCGGATATGCAGCCTTCAGCCGGGACCGCGAAAGCGTTTACCAGTCCGAATGGAGCGGACCGGCCGCACCATCTGCCGATGACTACAAGGCGGCGCTTGCTGCCAAGGTTCGGATGGAAACGGGAATTTCCACTTTCCATGATGAGTGCGCGCTCGTTGGCAGGAACGGCGAAGAACAGATCGCCCAGCTCGGCATTGAAAAGCGGATGTTCGACGCCGAAGGCGTTCCGCATCCGTTTGGCCGCTCGCAAGGCGGGGGTGGCGGTCCGCTTGGCGCTGCTGCCGAAGGCAACCGCGATCCAGCAAAGGAGGCCGCTTGATGGCCGACAATGACGATCCTTTGAAGATCGATTGGTGCGCGCGCGCAGCAAAACTGCGCCGCGTCGAGGAAGCGCTGCTTACCGGCGAGATGATGACGGAAGGCCGCTTCGGTGAAGACATGATGCGCTATTCCACCGCCTCGCTCGACCAGGTGCAGCGCGCTTTGAACGAAGCCATCCGCAATTGCCAGATTGCGCGCGGCGAGAAACCCAAAATTCGACGGCACGCTATCAGCGGTCGTTTCCGACCCTACTGAGGTAAACCCAAATGGCTGCAATTCTTGAAGACGGAAAGCTTCGGCTTTCCGGCTATGTCGGCGAGTATTACTACGATGACGGCTTTACCGCCGCTGATGTGATCGTTGCGCTCTCTCAGATCGACAGCGAATCCGACCTCGATGTTCATCTGAACTCGGGCGGCGGTGTTGCGACGGAAGGCGCTGCAATCCACGCGCTGTTGTCGGCTCGCCCCGGCATCACGAACATTGTCATCGAAGGCATTGCCGCGTCGGCCGCCTCGCTGATCGCCATGGCTGGCGCAACCGTCACCATGACGGCCGGCTCCGTGATGATGATCCATGATCCGAGCGGTTTCACCTTCGGAAATTCCAGCGAACACAGCAAGACAATCGAGGCGCTGGAAGCCTTGGCAACGTCCTATGCCCGCGTCTACGCGGCAAAGTCCGGCAAGAGCGCTGAAGACTGCCGCGAGATTATGAAAGCGGAACGCTGGTTTACGCCCGATGAGGCGGTTGCCGAGGGCTTCGCCGATGCGACGGCCACCACAAAGGCCAAGCCGGTTGCTGCCTTCGATTACAGCCTGTTTGCGCACGCGCCCAAAAAACTGGTTGCGCTGGCGAAAACGAAGAAATGGTCGATGGCATCCAGCCATCCGCCGAAGACCCAAACGCCAAACCCTCCAAAGGAAACCACCATGACCGATGCAGAGCGCGCCGCGCTGCTTGAAACGGAAAACAATGGCCTGAAAGAACAGGTCGCGAAACTGACTGCCTCCGCGAATGACGCCGTGAAAGAAGCGCTTGAGCGCCGCGCCGCCATCATGGCGCTGGATGAAGCCAAGGGCCGCGAGGCACTTGCCGAGCATCTGTTCAACGCCGGCAACACCGTCGAGGCCGCCAAGGCAACGCTGTCCGTCGCACCGAAAGCGGACGCCGGCGATGAAGAGTACCAGCCGCCGCGCCGCATGATGAATGCGGAAAACCTGAACCGCGAGCCGAACGGCAAGCCGCAGGCAAAGGGCGGTCTGTCGGCTCGCATGGATGCCCGCGCCGCCAAGATGAAAAAGAGCTGATCGGCTCCGCGCGTCACCCCTGAAACTCCAATTCCTTTCGAAAGGAAAGAACCATGGGCACTTTGCCTGTCATGAAATTCCAGCAGACCCCCGGCATGTCCACGCTGCTGAAGAAGGAAGTAGATCCCGAAATCTCGCGCGGCGTCGGCACGCTGCTTGGCGGCACGGGCGGTAATGCCCGCCTGGTCAAGCTCGGCCAGTTCATCGGCCGTATCGCCGGAACCGAAGAAGCGCCGGCCGGCGACAAGCTCGGCAAGCTGGTCGCATGGGACCCGGCCGCGACGGACGGTAGCCAGATCGTTCACGGCGTTTGCCTGAAGGATTGCGAAGCGCCGGACGGCACGGACCGCGTTGACGGGCTGCTCTATTCCCGTCGCTTCTCGGTTCTCAACCGTGCCAACATCGTCTGGCCCGCTGGCGTCACTGCCGAACAGCAGGCCGCCGCCATCGCAGATATCGAAGACCGCCTCGGCCTCATCCTGCGCGCCTGATCCCCCCTTTCCAACAATAGCCGGCCTTTCAGCCTGCGCGCGCGGGACGCGATGTCCTGCGCCTTTTTCTTCACAAGGAACAATCGGCAATGCCTGAAATCTTGCTGCCTTACTCCAACGTTGAACTCACCGACGAGGTCAACAAACTGCCGAATACCTTCGGCCTTCTGAACGCGCTCAACATCGCGCCGAGCGAACCGAAACGTTCGCGCATGGTTCGCATCGACTTCCGCGACGGCCAGATCGTCGTTCTCTCGCATCAGGAGCCGGGTGCACCTGGTGAGGTCGCCGGCGATGATGACCAGAACGGCATCATCATTGCGATCCCGCATTTCGTGCACCTCGAAAACATCCTTGTCGGCGATATCGACGGCATGCTCGAAGTCGTCAACGGCGAGATTACCGAGCGCTCGCTCGACGCCGAACTTGAACGCAAGCTTGTCATCATCCGCAAGAACCACGCGATTACCCGCGAGTTTTTGCGGCTCGGCATGCTCCGCGGCGAAATCAAGGACGGCAAGCTTCGCACGCTCTACAATCTTTACGACACGTTCGGCGTCGAAAAGAAGGAAATCGATTTCGCGCTCGGCACGGCCGCTACCGATGTCCGCGCCAAGTGCGAGGAAGCGAGTGACCACATCATCAGCAATGCCAAGGGCGAAACGGTCGGCGCGGTGGAAGCCGTGGTCGATACGAAATTCTTCTCCAGGCTGATCTCGCATGCCAAGGTCGAAAAGTTTTGGGTGCAGGCGCAGAATTCAGGCCTTCACACAACGCTTGAACGCCAACGCCTCGGCGGCAATTGGGGCCGCGTCTTCGAATTCGGCGACATTCTCTTCCGCGAGTACAAGGGCGGTCTGCCGGTCAAAGCGAACGATGGCGCTATCTCGACGGTCAAGAATGTGGATGACAACAGCGGCACGGCCTACCCGACCGGCACGCAATCCATGTTCCGCACCTATGACGGCCCGGCCTATCATATCGACCGCGTCAATCAGGCGCCTACGGAAGGCGAAGACGGCTCGATCTTCATCTCTACCGAGACGCTGAAACACGGAACCGGCCTCGAAATGAAGTCGCAGTCCAACATGCTGGCCATCTGCAAGCAGCCTGACTGCCTGGTGCAGCTCAAGACCAACTGATTTTCAACAAACGCCCGGTCGCCATCTCGACGGCCGGGCGCACTTCATGGGGATTGCCATGCCGGTTGCTTCTTCCTTTCGGGCTGCGCGCGATGCGGTTGTGTCCGGCGTCGACCAGAGGTTTGCGGAGCGCATTCGCCTGTCTCCCATGAAAAACGAAAAAGCCGATCCGGACCGGCCGCAAGTCGTCATCATGGCGGTTCTGCGGACTGGCGACGAAACGGCCGGGCCTCTCGATGTCAGCGGCGGCCGCTCCCTGCACTCGCGGATCGCGGCGGGAAAGGCGGCTCTCTACATCGACCGCACCGAATACCCCGATATCGTCCTTCGCAAGAAAGACAAGCTGCGCGCCTTGGAGCGCCCCGGCGAACCCGTCTTTGAAGTTTCCACGGTCGATGACCGAAATCACGCCCGGTTGATTGCCGGGCTTAATCAAGCCTGACGCTGGTAGGTGCCATGTCCCTTGTCCGTATTGCCCTCCGCATCTGCGCCGTCCAAGCTTTCAAGGGCCGCACGCTGGTTGGCGACAATGTTCTCGATAGCGAGATTGGCGCTCTGGAAACCAGCTCTGCCGGCGAGCTTAAAACCCCGCAGGAAAAGCAATTCGTTTCGGTCTATACCGACGACAGCAAACAGGTGAGCGGCCTTGAATTGCGCTCCCTGATCGCCAGCGGCGAAATCGATCTCGTCTTTGAGGCCGGCGTTGCCTCGCCGCACCTGATGACCGATCCGCTCACGGAGGAAAAGGTCATCATGAATGGCCTCCCTGCGGCCGACGCCAACTTCGAATTCTACCTCGATATGACGCTTCGCCAGATTGCGGATGCGCTGGCCGATCCGGATAATGAGTGGGCTGCGATCTTCAACAGCCTGATTTTGCGGGTCGAGAAATGCCAGCGCGCACGAATCAGCGGCGACACGAACGGCGTTCGCTTGGCGGCCCATCAAATGAAAATGACTGTTGCCGCCATTGCCGAGCCGGTCGCCGGCCAGCCCCTGAAGCCGGGAACGCCGATGGCCGCATTCTTCGCCAAATGCGAAAGCGACCTGGTGCACCGCGAACCGGACATGGAAAAAAAGATCGCGCTCATGAAAGCGCAGATCGCCGGCAACGATGACGAGCTGGCGGCGGCGATGCGGCGCTATGGCATGACACACAGCGAAGCGGACGCGATGCTGCTGACGCTTCCGGATGGGGGTGCGCCATGAAAGGTGATGACTGGCTAGTCCATCATATCGAGGAACTGAATTATCGGATTGCCGATATTGAGCGCCGCGAGCGCAACCGTCGCCGCAAGGGCAAGATTGCCGAAATCAGCGACGACAAGAGCAAATATCGCGTCGAGCTGTCCCGGCAAGGCGAGGAACCCTACCTGACGCCATGGATCAAGGCGCGCACACTTTCGGCGGGTGGCGTCAAGGTCGATGTGCTTTACAGCGTCGGCGAGCAAGTGGACGTGGTGTCGGAAAGCGGCGATCTCGCAGACGCGCAGATCGACTTCTCGACCTATAGCGACGAGAACGCCCGCGAAAACCGCGATATGCCACTTCACATCAAGATCGGCGATGCCGTCATCGAGGCGACTGGCGAGCTTGTGAAAGTCACCGCCGCCAAGGTCATCGTTCAATCCGATAACGTGCAGCTCGGCGGCGATGGCGGCAAGCAGGTCGCGCGGATCGGCGACAAGGTGCACGTCAGATCGGGATCGTCTGCCGGCATGTGGCCGATTGTCGAAGGCTCGGAAAAAGTCTTCGCGATAGACTGAGGAACCCCCATGAAAAACTACACGGTTCGTACCGGCTGCGAGATTGCCGGGCGCTGGCGTAAGGCCGGCGAACCCATCCAACTGTCTGCCGATCAGGCCCGCGAGCTTGCGCCGCCTTTCGGCGATGTCGTCTCGCTAATCGATGAAAAGGGGAAAGCTGATGCCAAGCTCAACAGGCGTCAACGCCGCAACCGGCGCACCCCTGACTGATTGGGATCATACCCGGCAGTCAATTGCTAAAATCCTCAACACGCCAATCGGCGCGCGCGTCATGCGGCGCGATTTCGGTTCTGACCTGCCGGACCTGGTCGATGCGAAGATGACGCGGCGCAATGTGCTGGCGCTCTATTCCTCGGCCGCAATCGCAATCCAGAAATGGGAACCGCGTTTCCGAATGCGGTTCGGAAAAGTCAGCCGTGCCGACGCGGGCGGCGCAATCGCGCTGGAAATCTTCGGCGTCTATTATCCTCTCGGCCATCGCGGCGATTATTCCATTGCGGAAGATGAAAGCGTGCGGGTCGTCATAGCGGGCAGATCATCATGACACTTGCTGTTTACGCGCCGGCCGCCATCGACGTTTCGCGCCTGCCGGCTCCGGATGCCATCGAGGCGCTGGACTTCGAAACCCTCTATTCGGCCTTCAAGGTCCGGTTTCTGGAATTCTGGAACCAGATGCGTGTCATCAATCCGGCCCTGCCGGTCTATGACGTGCAGAGCCTTGAAACCGATCCTGCCGGCATTGTCGGCGAAGCATGGTCTTATCTGCGCCTGATGGATCGCCAGCGCGTCAACGATGCCTTCCGGTCGCTGCTGGCCGCCTATGCCAAGGGCAGCAATCTGGAAGCCATCGCGGCCGGCCGCAACATCGTCCGTTCGGTCGTTGCGCCTGCCACGCCCAGCTCGGCCGCCATCATGGAAGGCGACGACGCCTTGCTTCGCCGCTACCTTCTGTCTTTCGATCTGCCGTCTGCTGGTTCGGCCGGCCGCTATCTCTTCGATGCCTGGACGGCATGGCCGCAATCTGCGGACAGGTCGCTTGGGCTTTGGGACGCGCGGGTGAATGGCCGTGCGGTCCACGGCCGGCGCGGCGATACGGATGTTGTCATAGCCGGTCCGATGGGCAGGCTTCCGACAGATGCCGAGCTGGCCGTTATTCGGGCGGCCGTTACGCATCCGGACCGCGCGCCGGAAGCCGTCGCCATCTCGGTCATGGCGGCCGGCCGCACCGAATATGCCGTTTCGCTCTCGCTGGAAATTGTGGCCGCGCGCGCCAGCGCCAGCATCATCAAGGCGGAAGCTGAAAAGCGCATCATCGCGGCAGCAACCTCCCGCATCCTGATTGGCGGCGAAATTCCGGAAGCCCTGCTTTCGGGCGCTGCCTTCGGTGATGGCGTGATCAGGGTGCGCGATCTTGCTCCTTTTGTCATCGAGCCGGACCCGTACAAGGTGCCCGTCATGACCAGCCTTGATGTTCAGATCGAGGTTCGGGCATGAGCGATGTGGGCGTTTTGCTTCCCCCATCATCGGAGGAATTCGAAAAGGCGCTTGCCGCCGCAATGTCGGATGATCTGCCGATCCCTTACCCGGTGCTGATGGACCCGTATCGGACGCCGGCGCGGTTCCTGCCTTGGCTTGCCGTGCATCATTCGGTCGATCTCTGGTTTGACGATTGGACCGAAGAGCGAAAGCGGGAAATGATCGCGCAATGCGCCGGCGTTTCCACGCTCTACCCGGCGTCACCCTTGGCGGCGATGAAGGGCACAATTGCCGGGCTGAAGCGATACCTCGCCTTTGTGGACGCGGAAATCGTTGACCGCATTGCGCATCCGAACCGCTTCACGTTCGGGCGGGCTGTTATCGGGCGAACGCCAATCGCTCATCAGCCATTCGTTGCGCACTACCTGGTGCGCGTCACGCTGACGGCTCCAAAGAACCGTTTCCAGATCGGCCGCAGCGCCTTCGGGCGCGCGGGGATGACCACGGTCGACCTTGAACCCATCCGCCGCGCCAAGCGCGCCATGACGACCGCCAAGACGCCGGAAACGCTTTATTCAGTTTCCTTCGCATGGCGGCGCGGCATCACCCTTAACGACAACATCTCCATCGATGGAAGCCATCCGTTCGGCGGTTACATGGACCGCAAGCGGCTGGATTGAGGAAAAAGACATGCAACGCACTTCCTTTGCAGACGCCGAAATCGCGGATTACGCAGACTTTGACGCCATCGGCCAGCAGGCGCAGGACGCCATTGACCAACTCTGGCATGATGCCATTGGGTATCCCGCGCATTGGGCGGCCTTCACAGTGGCGAAGAAATCGGCGCAGGAAATCACGGTGTCCGCTGGCCGTTATGTGGCCGGGGAAATCGTCTACGCGCACGAAGCGCCAAAGGACATGAATCTTCAGATTCATATTCCCGTCGCCGCATCTGACCAGCGCTGGGTTGCAATCTTGCTGCGCGGCAAGGAAGTCACCGACACGGCAAACCGCCCGTTCGAAACGTCAGACGATCCGGAAACCAGCGTCATCGTCAACCGCACGACGCCGAAGACAATCCGGCGCGTTGTCGAGTTGATCGTGCAGCCGGGTGAAGCAAACCCGGTTCCGGCGAAGCCGGTTGTGGCGGCGACGGACGCCTGCATCGCGTTTGTGCTGCTGAAGTCGACCGGTATTGATGCCGTCGAGCCGGGCAATGGCGACCGCGTGAAAACGCTGTTCGAAGTCGAAGGCCGCGTTGCCGCGCTCGAAGTCGATCTGGACGGCCTTTTCATGCGTACCGAGACGATTGAAACGCAGATCGTCAACATCACCGCCAAGCTCACAGAAATCCCCCGCCGTGAAATCATTCGCCAGATGCAACGCGATATCGGCGCGGCCCGGCTGAAA